TTGCCCTTGGTATGCATTCTGAAAATTCTTATCTATATATTCATCGTAATCGTCATCAGTTGTTTTATTGTCACGTTGCTGAATATATTTTAACCTATCCTCTCGATATATCATTAACATTATCATGCTTGATATTCTGTCTGCATTTATATCTGGATTCCAGGCAATTAGTTCTTCTAAATATGCTATACTTCTTATGGTGTGCATATTTAATTTTTCACCAATCTGATTCCCATCAGAATCAAAATCCTGTAAGTATGCTGGAGATAATAACCAATCTCTTTGTAGCCTTCTACCCCACGTATTAATTGGTGCAGAGGCATTTACGCCTTTTGATTTATTGCCGTATCCAGTACCTTTGACATACTCCATGTCTCGTAATATCTGTGGAGTATCACAAAGTAGATGCAAGCATCGTTTCTGATCGAAGTATGTAAAGATCCCCTTTTTTTGTGATTCGTAATTTAATATCCCATTATAGAAAATACACAACCTCCTACATATTTCATAATATTCAGCAGCAAATTTTGGCCTACCAGAATATTCCGCAACAATCCTATCTGTGTATAAATCAAATACAAACGTTGATGCCAAAGAGGTAGTTCCAGCTTGGTCGTCGTCAATTGGATCTGAGCTTAGAATATATCTATGTGGATCTATTTTTCCATTTCCATCTGTTTTTGGCATCTCGAAAATTTCTATAGCTCCTTCGGGTTTTTCGGTACCTACTGGGAATTTTCTTATTGGCGAGAGATCTGCATTTGGCTTCCACTCTACACCTCCTTGATTTAATATTAAATCGCCAACATAATGAGTATCAAAATATCTTTGACCTTGAATCTTAATGCTATCACGGTAATCCTTTAAATCTGCTACTGGGAAAATTGTTCCAGTAGTACGCATAACCGCCTCAGATGGGGTTATACACTTCTCAGCCATACGCTGAGTAATAACCTGTGGGTCGGCAGAGTTGTATTTAATTAAGTGCCTTTCAACTAAAACCTCAACTAACGACTTAATTACATCTGGTTCTCCATTAGTTAAATCATAGCACTTTTCTCTATTCATGTAAGACCCCCAGAAAAATCCACAAACAGTTTCGCCGTTAGAATTTTTATCATATACATTGGGGATGCCATATATATTATAAGCCAATGGATTACGGAATAGTTTTTCTGATCCCTCGAAGTCTGAACCTGAAGTGTTATGTGTTATTATTCCGTTAACAATATAAGTATGTGTATTGTCTGCCGTTAAATTATAAACCTGTTTAAATCCAACATTTTCAATACGAACAACATGCTCTAATCTTATTCCATTATCTCTGCTATTCTGCTTTATATTTCTATATTCTTTATTAATTAACTTTAACCTATCATTTTTCTGTTTAGGTAGTAATATAATATTTTCAGAAAATAACAATAAACTCCTACTGTCCGCTATTGTTAGATCATACCATGGATTAACATCTTTTATTGGCCCAACTTTATTCAACCTTGGCTGTCTAGTTCTAATTCTTCCGTGAATACCAAATTTATTCAGAAGAAGCATCATTGATTCCATTAAGTTAAACGATGAAGAACTCAATGTTATTTCCGCTATAAATGAATCTCTTTTTTTGTTTTTTCTTAAGTTAACATATCCATCTGCATCATAGAACCCTCCAATTAATTCTCTTATGTCGTTAATTGAATATTCATGTAGTTTATCTGGAAGAGTTTTATTGTTTTTAACTTGATTTATTATACCCAATTCTCTGAGAAATGGTCTAATCTTTTTTATTGTTATTTCTTTATATGTTTTCCCGTCTAGAGTTAATCTACTAAGATTTGTATGCGTATCAAAACTATTCTCAACATATGACAATATTTCCTCATCGCAATTAGATAACCGAACGCTTTGATCATATCCATATGTTCCATCACCAATTAACAGTCCAACTAACCTTGGATTCCACATTTTTTTTGATCCAAATATTTCAACATTATCTAAGATGGCAACTTCATCTTTAATTCTAAACTTTATAGCATCCTTAAAATAGAACTCATTAAAATTTCTGTGTCTTTTTTTAAGTGTGTATATTGGATGATCTGTACTACATTCTATCCACCTACCTGTATTTGTAGTTATTTTAATGCACTCTTTAAATTTAGGTTGTTGCCAATAACTAATGTTTTCTAAGGAATAAGAATTTAATTTATCATTAAATCCTATGATACCATTTGATTTATCTAATAATTCTATGTTTACAATTTCACCATTTTTAGTTATAACCTTATTTCCAGCTGTAACACACCCGCCGGTTCCGCCGCTAACCATCTGGCCATGAGTCACTTCGCCCTGCTCAACAGAATCTCTATTAACGTTCCATGAGTGCTCTAGGTTTGGAAATAATCCATCCTCCTCATAGTGTATTAATGGGCCCCTAATTCCTCTGGTCTTATCCGGGTTGTCCTTGAGCGAAATACCATATACTGAGGACTTTAGGCCACGCTTTACTCCATATTCATCCTGAAATCCCAACTGTATCTCCCTAGATCTAGTTGAATTTATAAGTCTCATCTTAGGTAATGGGGTGCTATCTGCTATCCAGTCTAGATTATCTAAAACCTTGCCAAATACGCCCTTCTCTCCATCAAGGAAGGTCTTATCTGAAGCCAAATGAAAGTTAGGCAACCCAGGCTCAGTGTACATATTTCTAGGAGATAATGATGCTAGTTTAAAGCTAAAGCCAACACCCCTACATTTTATTATCTTAGCATGAGACCCATTTTCTCTAGCTTGATCGAGATAATGAAAGAACAAATAATCTCCAAGCCATACTTTTGCAAACGATTTAATTCTTACTCCCTTAGATTTTTTGCCTTTGACCGACTTAACTTCTTCAACAAGCCAGATTGGACTATAATTTAAGTAAAAATAATATCCACCAGGAATCCACTCCCCATCACTAGGTCTAATTAATCCGTCTCTCCACCTACGCAACTCTTCCTTCCAAAAGGCTGTGTATTCTGATTTAGGATTTGGATTGGGTCGTAAATGAGTATATCTTCCATGCTTCTCGTGATATAAAGCTCTTTCTCTAAAGAAGTCCATATCCTCAAGAATATGTGGTTTAGTTATATCGACCTTAATCTTACCAGACTCATCGCGTTCTCTATCTTTAGCAAAACCACGAATTTCCTCCGGTTGAATTAAATAATTTATAAAGCCCACTGACTCAATGAATTCGAGCAAATCTGTCCATACTTCTTTTGACAAAGACGCACGAAGTTCTTCTGTCAATTTAGTTTGATAGCGATTTGTGCGAATATATTCGATTGTTTCTTCACTCATTAGTCAATTGTTAGTCCCTCTTCATATACGGCAAATGATTTGCTTCCAATCTTCTTGCCCTCCTTATCTTCAATCTGACGGATAAGTTCTTTCTCGATATCCCTAAGAGAAGCCATTACTTTAGGCACTTTTTCGAGCGCTCCAATGACTTTCTGTACAGCAGATATTCTATCATCACTTGCTTCTATTAGTGCCTTAGCATCGCTTAAAATATCATTCACGGCAGCCGCAGCTGTCATACTCGCTGTATATAGATGATGAACTGCCGTTTTAGATTTTTCGATGTAAAACTTAACAGCATCTAATATAACTTGATCTATCTTCCACTTAGCTGGCAACTCAATATCTCGTTTAATTTCTTCGCATCTTTCGGTGTCAACTAAAATAGAATTATATGGGCTCGTAATATCTGAATAAAACCAAATAAACGCAAACTCCTTTAGTGCTAAATCTTTATCTTTACTTTTATCACGCTTATATACATCAGCGAAAGGTTTTAATAATAGAACCTCCTCACTGATGTGTACGTTATATGATGCTTTATCAAAGCTAAATAATTGCATACTTTTATTCCCTATATATAATATTAAATTTTCCTGGCGTTTTCTCTAAACATTTCAAACAGATCGAATAGATCCTCAATTGTAGTCATCTCTCCATTAAAGGACATCAATGCCATACAAAAGTCCATCTCTCTCTGAATCGTTGACTTTAATTCCATATAATCAGTGTCAATCAACCTATCTAACCTATATAAATTTATAGTATTTCTTGGCTTATCATATCTATTCTTTTCGTATTTATACGCCAAGGTAACATCTGTGTCCCACTCTGGAACCTTTGTGAATCCTAATAAAAGGATGTCTTCTTCTGAGATCATTACATTATTCTTAAATTGTGTAGACAAAGATAGGTATAATTATCAAAACAACAAAGGCCCCAATTAAGGAGCCTAAGTGAAACGCCTAAGCGTCGGTCTAAATATACTATATAAAGAGTGGTTATAATACGGTTACGTTATCTTCTCCGAGAATATACTTCTCAACTCTCTTACAATTCTTTATCAATAAGTCAACTCCGCTATAAGAATACTTATCCATTAATTGAACCAATCCATATCTAAGCTCTACTGATGCAATCTCTTTTTTAGCATCGGATACATTCTTAAACAATTCTTCTACTTCTAGGGATTCTTCCATAATTATTATTCTAATCCGTTACGCCAAAATGTTCTAATATGACTATCTGGCACTACCATAACTTCAACTCCATCTTTTTCTTCAATAGGCCAGGCGATAACAGTTACATTCTTTTTATGAATTTCCTCATTTAGGGTTGGGTTCATTTGATCTTTCCAGTCCTTAACAAAGTATGGCCTAGGATCTACTTCAACACTATATCCAGGCTTGATAGTCCTAACTGAATCGCCAACCTTTAACACATCTTGTTTCATGTCGATAACATCTATCGTTGAAACAATTAATCCACTCTTGCTGACATTGGCTTTCTTATTGACAGTCAAGTACATATAATTCCACATTGGCTCAGCCTCAATCTTCTGCAACTTCTTCGTCATCTTTCTTTGAATTAAATTTATCTAGTTTATATTTATTTAAATGCAACTTAAACAATATCGGCATATTAAAGTTAAGTTTCTGATCTTTAATCTCTTCATATAAATGTCCTCTTAACTCTAATGCCTGAATATTTTCTCTCATCATCTTATACGGCATATTTAACACTTTCTCTACCTCCTGAATATTGGTATTATATTTAAGTGCTATTTCAGCAACTATCCCAGTTAAGACCTTGTCCATACCTTATTATTAAATTCTTCCTCGCTTAGCAGTGTTGTAAATGCAACCAACTCTACATCAAATCTCTTAACTTTTAAATATGTTGTGGCCCAATAATATGGACTATAAACACATCTATTATATTCTTCTACTGCAAATTTATTAACAACCTCTGTCATATTATTCTATCTTAAATATTATTTCAACCTTAAAATACTTTTTACTAGGATCATCTAAGTTTGGTATAAAAGCCTTATTAATTCTGTCCCCAGCCAGAAAGAATTTCTTCTTACGCAAACTACTCAACATATTCTGGAATACAGCCGAATTCTTAACGTTTGCAGCCTCTTTAACGCCTTGTCTAACCTTAGTGGACTGTAAGTATTCATCAAGTAATTCGTCGTCTGTAATCTTCTCTTTTAGCTCAATACGCTTATCCAAGAACTTACCAGCAAGTACAATCTCGCCATCTGACAAACCATGCAGTTCTCTGGTAAATCTCAGCCATTGCTCACACAGAGTTTCCTTTGTGCAAGAAATGACTGCTCTATTTGTGTTAATTAATCTATTCTTGTTGTCCATAAAACCAAACTTTCTCTTGCCGCTCAGAATATTCTCTAATTGCCTTTAAATCATCTGGGCTATATTTAATCCAACTATTTTTACATTTATGATCAATTCCAGTATCTGATATAATCAACCTACATTCGCATCTTGGACATACCCAGATATCTCCAGTATTATATTTACTCGACATTTACTCGCTTTATATTAAGTAATTTTTCACCATGTGCCATCATCCAGTATTCTTCCCATTCTGCAATTGGAGCCTTGCTCACTTTCATTCCACCACAGTCATCGCAATAAATACTGCCATCTTCATCCTCTTTGATATTTAATGAACAGCATGTTGCCTTACTGCAAAACTCAACTGGTACTGAATTATATTCTTCTTTGCTTGCCATATTTTAATTTGTTGTTGTTTTTAATATATCCCTATCTTTAGTTATCTCAAAATCCCAGTGCCAACTTTCAGTTGTTGAATGACATAGACTGTAGCATAAACTGTTAGGCTTAACACTAAATCCAGTTACAATTCTTTCTAATTGGTCTGGATCAGTCTTTAAATAAACAGTATCGCCAAAGTCAAATTTAGTATTTATATTCACTATTGTCTCTCCATCCTTAATCGTTGATCATTGGTTCCTGCAATATTAATAGTCATCCCCTCCTCGCGAACAACCTCTCTTTTATCTCCACAAATCTTGCAATAGGCGTTTCTGTCTAAAGCGGTTCCATTAACTATGGTGATTCTAGTACCACTAATATTTTCAATCTCATTATACTGTGAGCAAGTTTGGTTTGTGCATCTATACTTCGGCATATAATTTATTTGGTTTATATTTGTAAATAGTGATATCAATTCCATTATTTAGTGATGTAGAAATATTCTCGTCAACTATATAGTAATCTATGATATCAAGTGCAATTTTATTTGATGTTTTTACAAAATCATTAATAGAATTCATTAAATCAATTTCTCTTGGAAATTCTAATTGATATGCGCATGGTATTAAATAATATGCTCCATTTCTATTAATTTTAACGTGAAAGGAAGACTTAATAACATATACATATTTATAAACTCCAGTAAATCTGCTTTCAAAGTGATTTCGAATTTTAACACATTTAATACCAAGATCTGGATATATTGCAAAATCTTTATGTGGTATTGTTCCTTCATCTAATTCAATAACTCTCATAAACTCTCATATTTTAATTACACTGCAAAGATAAATCATTTATAATTAACTGACAACTATTTAGCCAACTATTTTCACTTTATTTTCAATAAAAAATCCCCAACAGAATAACTGCCAGGGATCAAACTGCTATCGTAAGTTGCCGAATCACAGTCTACTATCTAGATAGGTGGGAGGTCTATTTAGTAACTTTCAATAAAATCTCTAGAGATAAACTCTCTCTGTTTGGTGTTAAGGTAAACTCTCGTTTATAACCCTCATCTGAGGTTTTCTGCCATGTCTCTAGCATATTACCCATCGAAATAACACCATCTGTAAAATCCTGATCATTCTCAAACTTAACCTTTGCATTAGTCTCCATATATTCAATATTTAAAATTTAGAGATCTGGATAGGACTCGAACCTATAACTACAATGTAGTAAGTTACCTGAGCTTTCGCCTTCAACTGCTGTCTTCCAATTTCGCCACCAGATCTAACTTAAGTGCAGTTACGTTGCTTTTGCAAGAGGCTTGACTGCACATCCGATACAAAGGTACAAACAATAATCTGAATATAAAAGTAAAATTGAGATTATTTATACGTTAATATCATTTTCCCAGATTGCCGAAATTTCATCGTAAGCTTTATCGAGTAACATTATGGCACGCTTTATATCGTCAATGTTATATTGGTCGCTTTTGTCGCTACTGTTACGGGCTTTGTATAGTGGTAAAGCTTTGGAGAAACATTCCCTAGCTTGATTTAAATGCTCAAACCCAGGCTTCATAAATTGTTCGGGAGTATTCATGTTATTTAATTGTATTTGATTATTGAAAACAACAAATCTCTAGCACCGCCTAAACACTGCTTTCAAAAATTAATCCTTATAGAGATATCCCCAGTCAATAAGTATGATCATTTAAGTCCCCACTATCGCATTTTCTGCGAACTCGTCTCGCTAGTTACCACATTTGCCACTCTATTGGCCGCGAGCCCTTACACCTGGCTTGAATATATATAAGAACATTTATCTCTATCGGAGAAATCTCATCGCTATATTCCAATATTATTTCAATTGCGCAACTACCATCCGACGTCTAATGTCTACTAAGTTTCCTCCTCGACATGAATTACTGAGTTGTCTTTATACATAAATATTCCCAGTAGAGATAACGCAAATATAGATATAATATTTTAATTTACCAAATATTTAGACTTCAATTTAGCCCTTGCTTTATCAGAATTTTTTTTCCACGCTGCAAGTCTATTCTCAGTGTTCTCAACATGCCATATTTTTCTGTTATTAATTATGATTTGTTTATTTATAATTGCCATTCCAGACTTAATTGCATTCTTCATTCTTAAATTAAGCTGATAATTATATCTAGATTCTTTATACCATTCAATATCGTAAGTACTATTATTTCTTATTAAAATATATCCATAAAACGAAAGTCTTTCATTTCTCCTAAATTGATCTATTGCCTTATTGACAGCACGACTACTACAACCTATAAACTTAGAGCATTCATCAGTAGTATTAAATGATTCAATTAATTCAAATTTTATAAGATCATAAACTAAAACACCTTTATCAACAGCTCCTCCACCATGGGGAGAATTTTTAAGTGCATCGAAAACTCTTTTTTTAACATCTGGAGCCATTCTTGTGTGCGCTATTCGCATTGATGCAGAGTGTTTTCTTTTTGTTTCTTCGGTATGATGATATCCAGAGCTAATACCAGTTGGGGTAACGCAATTATATCCAGATTTGTGCGAGTCATATAAATCTATATAATATCGCTCTTTGGCATCTAAGTTACATTCATCACACTCTTCTATAACACCACAAATAAAATTATCTGAAGAGTATTTATTCCACGCCCTTTGTAGTTTTATTGAATGATGGCTATTATTATTTAGAGATCTCATATGCCCATCCAATCTATCATCAGTATTAACAGATTTCCCAACATACATTTTGCCATTAAGCATGTTTTTAATACAATAAATCCCAATCATCTATCTCATTATTAATTAATTATAATATAAAGATAGTAAAAAATTTTGAAAATAAAAAATTAAATTTTTATCATCAATGAGAGCATGACATAATACAATACTGAAGCCCCAGTCGGTGTCTAAAAGGTGCTTCTCCCCGGGGTCTTTCTGTATCTATAACATTTGTGGTTCGCAATCAGGGCTTCTTTCACCTTTACTAACTCTTGGCTCTGATGTAGTTAGACATGGCAATATTGCCGTAATCTGGTAAGTACTCGTCTACATCAATGCTGATACAGTGTGCTAGCCGTGAAACTCATAAGTCTAGCACCCACTAGTATCTATCTAGTTATTCTAACAATCTAAAACATACAATCATGACTAAGTTTAAAGTATTACAAGTTGCTGCATCTAAGAGCCGTACAGGTGGTTCTAACATCCGCTGTCAAGAGATCGTAATGGACGCTTTGTTTGGTATATGCCAAGGCAGAGAGTTCGTTATACAGTCTGAAACAACACCTGATGCAGCCATTGTTGGCACTGAAATGGATCGCAACCTTCGCTTTGAAGATGTTGAGTATTCATTCAACAAAGACGGCCAAAACATTGATGTTAAATATGTAAGGGCAATCCCTTGCTAAGAATTAAATAGAGCCCTTGAATAACAGGTAATGCTGATCACCTTGAGGGCTCTGTAGTATTGGGTACTAGTAATCCAGGCCGAAACGTAGAGATATTGCTCGGGAGATATATTCGCAGTATACATCGAGTAACAAGGTGCAACCTTGCGTTTCGCTGGATTATTCAATATAACAATCTATATATACCAAGGTGCTGTATATAGATATAATATTACAGGTGTGATTACCGCACTTAAATGCTATCGGCTAGCTAACCACTATAATAGCGCCATTAAGCCATTGCAGCAGCCTGTA